ATAAAGGAGATAGATATGAAAGATGAAGTAGCAACTTTTGTTTGTGATCATGCTGAAGAGATAATAAACCTTTTGATCGAAGACCAAAAAGTTTTGTCGGATGAAGCTTTAAACAAAATACATACTAAAATTGTTAAAGAAAAAGTTTTAAGAAAAGGGGGTTCCGCTGATGCAACTCCTGAAGAAAAAGAAAAAGCAATTTGTCACACAATTGAAAATGTTTATTCTGATGAAAACTTAGAAAGATTAATAAAACAAAATGATCTTTGAATTTGTGTTAGTTTGTTTAGGACTTTTACTTTTAATTAATTACTTTACAAGATAAGAATAGACAAAATGTAAACAATTTGCTATCCTTAGATCATAACAATTAACAAAGGAGAAAAGTTATGCAAATAAGAAAGATATTAATGAAGGTTGTTCTACAAGATGGAACAGAATGTTACCACGTTGAATATGACCCAACTGATCTTAAAATAAATAATGTCAGTTATGTTGTGAATGGCGAATGGAAAACAATTGATATGGAAGAAGTCATGTCACTTAACGAAGAAGAAATTAGAAGATTAAACAGTCCCACAAACACTAACTAATCTCTTTCTTTGTTAGCCAAAACCCACTTAACTGTGGGTTTTGTGCTATCTGGGACTCTAATGCTGACGCAATCGGGTCGGAGATGGGACTTAAAAAACAGGCGGGGACCCATTTGGAGCAAGGCAGTATATAACACAATCAAGCACAATAACTCTCTCAAACAAATTCCACTTTTTTTGCAAAGGGTACCCATACTGGTATATCATTATTTTTTAAATAATATATATTATGAATAGAATATTGCAGACTCAGACGAAAAGTCTCACGACTCATCTCTTCTCCTCTAAAGTTTGGGTCTGCTCTAGCTATAGGAGTTAAAATGGAAGAAATGAATGAGTTAGAAAACATGATGGGCGGAGGCTCCAACATGATTGCTACTGATACTGAAACGGTTTCTCAAGCAGACGTATCTGAAGCGCAAGCTGCGTTGGCTGAAATTCGTGCTTTAGTGCAAGAAATGATGGCTTCTGGTATGTCTGAAGCTGAAATAGATGCTTTTTTAAAACAATTTGGTATTTCTTTACAAGATCTTGCTTTAGCTGAACAAAGTTTTGGTAATCCTGAGATTATGGGTAAAGTTATGGGGGACTCTATGGGCATGAAAGAAGGCGGTACAATAGATAAATTATTAGCTGATATAGAGTAAAATGCGAGTAGCGGATCCTACAGCTTCAAATTCAAATTTAAAAAATATTTATGACCAGGGCATAACGGCTTTGGGCGTGGCTAGAGATTTTATTTTGCCAGAGTTTGTAACTAATCCAGCTGAAGCTACTTATGCCAGTATCGGCTTGGATTTAGTTAGTATGTTCCCTATGGCTAGAGTCTTTAAAGGTGGTAAAACTGCAATTGATTATTTGCGTACTATAGACCGTATGGGTATTGATGATATAAGCCAAGAACTAACTAGATTAAATAAAGCTCGAGCTGTTAATAGAAAAAATATTTTTGCAAAAAATAATTCTGCTGATCAAATAAAAAAATTAGAAGCAGATGAATTAGAGTTAAGTAACGCTATAGTTAAAAAGTTAGGAGATCGTAGAGAACAACTAACTAGCTTAGATACGGCTGAAAAACTTATGGGTACCGCTGGAGACGGCAGTAAAATTATTCCAAGATTTTCTTTTGGTGGTGGCGTAGGTGGCTTCTTTACCAGTTTAGCAGCTAATACAGGTGGGTATGATCCAGATAATGCTGACGAAGATATGATTGTTGTCGCAAGAAGACCTGAACCCATAAATATAGATTACGGTAAAATCGTAGATGTTATTAATACTGGTTTAGATATTTACGACATACTCAACCCTAGACCTGAAATAGTTTATCCGCAACCACCTCAACCACAACAAACAGCTGGTCAACAAAATATGGGTATTGCTAGTATGATGCCGTCACCAACTATAAATTATAGTGGTGGTAGCGATATCAGATTAGCCGACTACCTAACCGAATTAGAAAGACGAGCTTTACGCCAACAAATGTTAGCCGAACTTTTGGGGTAAGAAATGGCTAGTAGAGCTGAACTAACCGCAGATATACAAGATTTAATAGGCAAAGGTAATGTGCGTGATGCTTATCGTAAGTTTGAAGAACTGCCTATTGTCGATCAAATAGCAATTAGTCTTACCCCTGGTATTGGAGACGCACTTACCGCTTACGAAGTTGGCGAGTTCGGTACGAGAGCCAGCGAAAAAGTTCAAGAAGGAGATCTCTTAGGTGGATTAGGTTATGGTGCTTTGACTGCTCTTGGTATTGCTAGTTTTGTGCCAATTTTAAGATTCATACGAGCTCGTAAAGCTGTTCAACCTTTAGCAAAAATTGAACCTAAATTAATAGAAGCAACTGAAGAAGCTATTCCAGCTAAATTCGCAGATTTTATTAAAAAAGATTTAGATGATTTAGCTTATCCAAACACATCAAATTTAATATCGCCCACTAGAAAATTTATAACTGATCAAGCTGGCAACAAACTACCAGAACGAGCTACTGCTGGAAAGTATGTGGCTTTGTTAAAAAAAGTTGGTAAAGGTAGCAAAGTGACCGAAGGCGAATTACGAGCTTTAAGAATTACAGATGAATTTGGTCGATTACATCCACAACTAAAAAAACAATTTGGTGATAGAGAAATATCTTTAGAGGTGTTTGATCAATATGTTAAAAAAAATCAAAAAGGTTTGTTTAATTTCAAAAATGTTAAAAAGTCAGATAGATATATGCCTGAACTTACTGAAGAAGCTGCTGATGAATTAAATAGAAGAGGTGACTTTAGTTTTGAAACTCAAAAAGTTTATCAGGTTAGAAATTTAGAAAATTTAAGAAAAAAAGGAGCTAGTGCAACTAACCACTATCCTAACTACGATAATGCTTTGGTTTTTGATGGAGTCATTGATTTGTTAGGTACTACTGGCAAAACAAGAGTTGTTGCTAGAGTACAATCTGAGTATTCTAAAATGTTAAGTAATTATGTTAAATCAACAAAAAAACCTTTTTCTACACTTGAGGAACTAAAAGCCCTCCAAAAAATTTCAAAAAACATAAAACAAGAATCTGTTCAAGCTGCCTATTTAAAATCACAACAAGCCGTAAAAAAAGCTGCATATGAAAAACTTAGTAAAAACACACCTGAAGCAAAAAAATTATTAGGCGAGATAAAAGACCTAGACAAAGATATAGCAAAAATTGTTAAGTCCTATAAAGACAACGCAAAATTTGTTTCTGAATACAAAATGCCAAGTAAACGTAATTTTCCAGAATTAGCAGATGATATAGATGCTTACTATAAAAAATTATTTTATGATCCGACTAGACCTTTGAGTACCGTACCTGGCGAACAATCATTTAGTAAATTTTTAAAAGATAACGCTGATATTAATAATCCAGTCTTTAAAGGTAAAGATGGTAAAGAAATTTTAAAAGCACCAGTATCTTTTAGAGGTAGTGATAAATTACGCAGAGGTCCATTTGACGATAAAGATATTGCTCGGGTAGAAGTGCCAACCGTCAGAGAGAATATTGCTGCTGCAGCTGCTGATCCTAATGTGTCTGAATTAGTTTTTAGTTTTTCTCCTGGCGTTATGAAAAGAGATTCTTCAGAAGGACTTGAATACATAAAAGACCTTTATGATAAAAAAATTCCAGCACAAGTGACAAAAGTTTTAAAAGAACTTGGTATGGAAAAAAAGATTATAGTTGATCCTCGTTTTTTTGATAATTTTTCAAGAAATGAGGTTGATTTAATCAAAAAAAAGTTAGATGTTGGTTTTACTATAAAAATAGATGATGAATTGCGAAAAGCTATAGCAGAGAAAGGTATAAGTGCCTTTAGATCTGGTGGTGCTGTTGATCCAAGAATTAGCAAAGGTATGGGCTTTGATGGTCTTGATGAAATAGAAAGAAAACTTTCCGCTTTACAAATACCTTATGATTACACCAAAGCTGGTAAATTAAAAATTGTATGAGTCTTGGTCATTTATCTGATTCAGAAATAAAAGAAGCGTTGGCTTTAAAAGAACGCTTAGATTTAATTAAAAAACAAAAAGGTTGTCAGGATAATTTTCTTAATTTTGTTGAACATATGTGGGATGGTTTTATTTGTGGCCGTCACCATAAAATTTTTGCTGAAAAATTAGAAGGTATTGCAAATGGCACTATCAATCGTTTGATTGTTAATATGCCACCTAGACACACTAAATCTGAATTTGCCTCTACTTATTTTCCAGCTTGGATTATGGGCAAGACACCCAATCGTAAAATTATGCAAGCCACGCATACTGGTGAACTAGCAGTACGTTTTGGTCGTAAAGTCAGAAACATGATGGACACTCAAGAATATCAAAGAATATTTCCTGAAGTAACCTTATCGTCTGATAGTAAATCTGCTGGTCGTTGGGAAACCAATAAAAATGGCGAATATTTTGCTGCTGGTGTTGGGGGTGCGATTACTGGTCGTGGTGCAGATCTCATGATTATTGATGATCCGCATTCAGAACAAGATGCTTTAAGTCCGACTGCTATGGAGTCTTGTTGGGAATGGTACACCTCTGGACCAAGACAGCGTTTACAACCAGGTGGAGCTATAGTTTTAGTCATGACCAGATGGAGTAATTTAGATTTGACCGCTAAATTACTAAATGCTCAAAAAGAACCGCTGGCTGATCAATGGGATATAGTCGAGTTTCCAGCTATTTTTCCCGAAACAGAAAAACCTTTGTGGGAAGAATTTTGGGGTAAAGAAGAATTGTTAAAAGTAAAAGCATCCCTACCCGCTATGAAATGGAATGCCCAATGGATGCAAACTCCTACTGCTGAAGAAGGTTCAATAATCAAACGAGAGTGGTGGCAAAAGTGGGAGCATGATTCTTTGCCAGCAGTAAACTATATAATTCAAAGTTATGATACGGCTTTTTCTAAGAAAGAAAATGCCGACTATTCTGCTATCTCAACTTGGGGTGTTTTTCGCCCAAATGAAGATGCACCTGATTCAATAATATTATTAGATTGTCAAAAAGGTCGTTATGATTTTCCAGAACTTAAAAGAGTGGCTATGGAAGAATATAAATATTGGGAACCAGATATGGTCTTAATAGAAGCAAAAGCTTCGGGTACACCTTTGACTCATGAACTCAGAAGACTTGGCATACCTGTAGTTAATTACTCGCCAACTAGAGGTCACGATAAAACAACTCGTATGCATTCAGTCGCACCTATATTCGAGAGTGGTTTAGTTTATGCACCTATCAGAGCTTTTTCTGAAGAAATGATAGAAGAATGTGCGTCTTTTCCCTTTGGTGCAAATGATGATTTATGTGATACTATGACTCAAGCTTTAATGAGATTTAGAGAAGGTGGATTACTTTCTTTAAATGACGATTATGAAGATGATGAAAAACCAATTATAAATAGAGTTTATTACTAATGGGTATTTACATAACACAATATGAAGAAGACGGTATCGTTAAAGAGGGTCCTTGTATTTTGGCACACTCTTGGGAAAACGCTTTGGAGCAAGCAGATTATTTTAATTTAGAAATAGTTGGCGAACTAAGTTCAAACGGTATGTTAGCAGAAGATAGAATCTTGCACTAAAAATGGCTATAGAAAACCAACCAATTGCACCAAATACTTTAAACGCTGATAAACCAAAGTCAGTTGAAGAAGACGAACTACTGCAAGTTATAGAAGGCGTACAGCAATCTGGCGAAGGTGGTTTTATCATACAAGATGATGGTAGTGCTGTTTTAGATACAGGTCAGCCTGATATGGTTGAGTCTGATTTTAATCAAAACTTAGCAGAACTTATAGAAGAATCAGACCTTATGAATATAAGCAACCAGCTTATTGATGGTATTGAAAAAGATAAAGCTTCTAGAGAAGATTGGGAAAGAACTTATATAGACGGACTTAAATATTTAGGTATGAAGTTTGATAGCGAAAGATCCGAACCTTTTGCTGGTGCTTCAGGAGTTATTCATCCTTTATTAGGCGAAGCCGTAACCACTTTCCAAGCACAAGCTTACAAAGAATTGTTACCAGCAGGCGGTCCTATAAAAACTCAAGTAGTTGGTCAATATGATTCAACCGTAGAAGAACAAGCACAACGAGTTAAAGAATTTATGAACTATCAAATAGTTCATGTTATGGAAGAGTATGACGAAGAGTTAGATCAGTTATTATTTTATTTGCCGTTAGCTGGTTCTGCTTTTAAAAAAATATATTATGACGAAGTTTTAGGTAGAGCCGTTTCTAAATTTGTTGCACCAGAAGATTTAATTGTGCCGTACTACACAACCGATTTAGAGAACTGCCCTAGAATTACTAACATAATAAAAATGCCTGAGAATGAAGTCCGTAAATTACAACAACAAGGATTTTACAAAAAAATAGATTTATACGGTGGTGAAGAAGCTACTGATTATTCAGGTGTCAAAGAAGAAATAGAAAAGTTATCTGGTCTAGAACCAGAGTATGATTCTAGTGAAGTTAATTTACTTTACGAAGTACATTGTAATTTAAACATACCAGGCTTTGAGGATATGTCAGCAGACGGTATGCCTTCTGGTGTTAAATTACCTTACATAGTTACTATTGATGTTAATAGTCAAAATGTTTTATCAATAAGAAGAAATTTTTTAGAGAATGATCCGTTAAGAAATAAAATAGATTATTTTGTACATTTTAAATTTTTACCAGGATTAGGTTTTTATGGGTTTGGTTTAACACATATGATCGGAGGTCTTTCCAAGGCATCTACATCAATACTAAGGCAATTAATTGACGCAGGAACTCTTGCTAATCTACCTGCTGGATTCAAGACAAGAGGGATTAGAATACGAGACGAAGACTCTCCTATTCAGCCTGGAGAATTTAGAGATGTGGATGCCCCTGGTGGTTCATTAAGAGAATCAATTCAACCGTTACCATTTAAAGAACCGAGTGGTACGTTATTAAATTTATTAGGTATCTTAGTTGAATCAGGGCAAAAGTTTGCGTCTATTGCTGAGATAAATACTGGTCAAGGCAATCCTAATGCTCCTGTAGGCACCACTTTAGCTTTGTTAGAAAGATCTACTAAAGTTTTATCAGCTATACACAAAAGATTACACGCAGCACAAAAAAAAGAATTTAAATTATTAGCTACGGTATTTAAAGAATATTTACCAAATGAATATCCATACATGACAGCTAACGGTAATATGCAAATTAAATTAAATGATTTTGATGATCGAGTAGATATAATCCCGATTTCAAATCCTGATATTTTTAGCACTTCACAAAGAATAGCTATGGCTCAAGAAATGATGCAATTAGTCCAATCTAATCCAGAAGTTCATGGACAAGGTGGAGTTTATGAAGCTTACCGTAGAATGTACGCAGCAATTGGGGTTGATAATATAGACGGTTTATTAAATCCACCACCACCTTCAGAACCTATGCCAATAGAAGCTGGTTTAGAAAATAATACTTTGATTATGGCTCAAGCTGCTAAAGCTTTTCCTCAACAAAATCATGACGCACACATAGCTATACATATGGCCTTATTAAACACTCCGCCTGTACAAAGCAATTTGCAGGTGCAAGCTACTATTCATGCTCATATTATGGAACACTTACAAATGAAAGCAGATATGTTAGCTTTAGAACAAATGCCACCTGAGGTTAGAACACAATTTGAACAATTAAGTCAACAGGCACAACAAGTGGGTGGTCAAGAAGGCGTAGGTTTGAATATGCAAGCTAAAGACTTGTTAGCACAGTTTTCTGCACCTATACTTAGTCAATTGATTGTTGAGTTTACTGAAAAAATTGGACCGCCTTCAGACGAAGATCCTTTAGTGACTATCAGAAAACAAGAGTTGGCTCTAAAAGGTCAAGAATTAGCACAAGAACAACAACAATTTGTTGCTGATCAAAGTCGTAGAAGAAATGACTCTATGGCTAAAAATAGATTAGATCAAGAACGCATTAACACTCAAGAAGATATTGCTGAAATGAAAGACGACACAACTCAACAAAGATTAAAACAACAAAGAGAATTAAAAATGTTAGATTTAATGAAGAAAAACTAATGGATATTCTCAAAGTGATTCAAGGAAGAAATGAATACTATTTTAATTTTAACAATAGTTTTGTGTATATTTATACTAATTATGGAAAACTCAAATCCAGAGGGGATTCAAGTTATTTATAAATATTTATGGAAAAAGATAAAACATTATTGGAAAGCTCTAACCGAGTACGACTCAGGTAATTAACTATGAATGAAAAAAAATACAATGTAATCAGACCAAATTACCCATTTCCTATTATGACTAACGCAACTTTAGAGGTTGCTACAGACAAAGTTAGAAGAGAAACAGCTAATGGTGTTAAAGGTTTAAGAATAGTACCAGCAAAATAACTTGCAAATTTTTTAATTTTAGTCGATTATACTCACATGAATAAAAACAAATTCACTTATCAAGGAAAAGGTACAGTAAAAACTAAAGACGTACAAAGCGTTGCAGCAAATACTAAACCCACTCCAGGTATGGGCAAAGGAAAAGCGAGAGGAGTAGGTATCGCTGAGTTCGGTACTAAGTTTTCTGGCGTTAGTTAATGTCAGCTATCAATTTAAGAGACAAATATATAAAAGCTCTTGAAGATAGAAGACAGGACGTAGTTGATCAAATGCTGGCTGGAGTAAAGGGCATGGATCAATACGAATTTTTGCGAGGCCGTTACAGTTCTCTGGCTGACGCAGAAAATATATTTAGAGAACTGCTAGGGAAATATATTGATGAAGACGAAGAATCAAGTAGTGGTCCCTGACCACATAGCCAAAGAAATAGAAGAACAAAATAAAGAAACTGGCGAGGCTTTGGATGAAACTTATGTGCCAGAAGAAAAAAGAGTTTTAGACCCCACACTTTTAGATCAAAGTTTAATTGATCGTATGCCACAACCACAAGGTTATAGAATATTAGTTTTACCTTATGCAGGTACTGGAGTATCTTCTGGTGGTATTCATTTAGTAAAAAGTCATATAGAAAGAGAAACTTTAGCTTCCGTTTGTGCCTATGTTGTTAAGATGGGTAACGGTTGTTATAACGATTTTAAAAAGTTTGGCGACACCCCTTGGTGTCAAGAAAAACAATGGGTATTGATTGGCAGATATGCTGGTGCAAGATTCAGATTAGGAGATGATGCAGAGTGTCGTCTAATAAATGATGATGAAGTCTTAGCCACCATAAAAGATCCAAACGATATTATTGCAGTATAGGAGCAAAAATGAGTGAAGAAGCAAAAGAGTCGATAGTAGAAGAGGTAGAGGGAGTTGAGATAGTAGAACTTGATACACCAACACCTACACCAGAAGAAGTTGATAATGCTGAATCTGTTAATACAGAAGAAACAGAAACAACAGAAACAACAGAAACTGCGACAGAATCTGTTGGCGAAGAAGAAGAGTTAGAGGAGTATTCTTCTAAAGTTCAAAAAAGAATAAATAATTTAACTAGAAAACTTCGTGAAGAAGAAAGAGCAAAGGATTCTGCTTTGAATTATGCTCAACAAATTCAAGAAGAAAATAAAAAATTAAGAGGTTCTAAAGAAGTTACAGAAAAAAATTATTTAACTGAAGCAGAAAGCCGATTAAGTTCTCAAAGAGTACAAGCTACTAAAGCTTTGACAGAAGCACAAGCTAATCAAGATTTTGAAAAAGTTGCAAAAGCTACTGACATTTTGGCAAAAATAGCTGTAGAAGAGAATAAAATAGATACGCAGAAAAAAGAACTTGAGTATCAAAATGCTCAAAAAGAAGAACAAAATTTTCAAAATACTTTGAATAATGCGACTAATCCACCACCAAACCAAATAGATCCTAAAACCCAAGCTTGGGCAGATAAGAACGAATGGTTTGGAAATGATCAGATAATGACTATGGGTGCTTTTACAATTGATAAACAATTAAAGCAAGAAGGGTTTGATCCTCGCACAGATGAGTATTATACTGAGGTTGATAAACGTATGAGAGTGGAGTTTCCGCATAAGTTTGAAGATAGTTCAAATGTAGCAGAAAAACCACAACAGCGAGTGGCATCAGCAGCTAGAGCGGACTCAAGCACATCTGGTAAGAGACAAGTAAAGTTGACTCCATCAGAAGTCCAAATGGCTAAAAAATTAAATGTACCGCTTACTGAGTACGCAAAATTTGTAAAAAGGTAAACTAAATGACAAATAAAAAAACAAAAATAGAGAAGGATGTTGAACAGAATTTTAGTAACAGAACTGATCGTTCTGCGGACACTCGAGAGTCCCAAGAATCTCGCAAACCTTGGCAACCACCAACAATGTTAGAAACGCCAGAACCACCTGAAGGCTATGCTTACAGATGGATTCGTGCAGAGGTCTTAAATAGTCCTGATAACAAAAATATAATGTCTCGTCTGAGAGAAGGCTTTGAGCTTGTTCGTTCAGAAGAGATAGGAGATTTTCAGTTACCAACTATACAAGACGGAAAACACGCAGGTGTTGTATCAGTAGGAGGGTTGTTGTTAGCTAAGATACCTTTAGAGACAAGACAGGAAAGAAATGATTATTTCAATAAAAGAGCTGCAGAAATGCAATCTGCTGTCGATAATGATCTTATGAAGGAATCTGATAGTCGTTCTCCAATCGAAAGACCGAGAAGGACTTCAAGCGTAACTTTTGGCGGTGGCAAAAGGGAGTGACACTTAATACAAACTTAAAATAAAGGAAATAAAATGGCTAATAAAGATGCACCTTTCGGTTTTAAGCTTGTAGGCAAATTAGGTTCGAGTGTTCAAAACAACGGAACTACCGAATACGAAATTGCTTCAGGCGCAACTGGAAGTATTTTCTCAGGAGATCCTGTAAGAATGACTGCGGCTGGTACTATTCTTGTCCATGATGCGGCAAGTGAGCAACCAATCTTAGGAATTTTTAGAGGGTGTCAATTTAGCGACTCTGCGGGTAACGTGACTTTTAAATCGTTTTTCCCGACTGGTCAAACTTCAACAAGTACAATAGTTGCTTTTGTAGAAGATGATCCAAACAATCTCTACGAAGTACAATGTACTGGTTCCCTTGCTTTAGCTGCTGTTGGCGCTAATGTAGATTTAGCTTACACAGCTGGTTCTACTATTACTGGCCAATCAAAAGCTGAAGTTGATTCAGGAGCAACATCTGCTGCTGAAAATTTCAGAATCATAGGCTTTTCTAGAGATCCTGAAAACAACGAAAGGGGTTCTGCTAACGTAAACGTGATCGTTAAAATTAACGAACACCAATACACTACTACTACAGGAGTTTAATCATGGCTATAAATAGAGCGCAACTCGCTAAAGAGTTAGAGCCTGGACTAAATGCCCTTTTTGGTATGGAGTACAGCAGATATGACAACGAACACGCAGAAATCTTTGAAGAGCAAACTTCAGATAGAGCTTTTGAAGAAGAAGTAATGATCGTTGGTTTTGGTAATGCACCTACGAAAGCTGAAGGAGCTGGAGTAAGCTTTGATAATGCAACAGAAGGATTTACGGCTCGTTATGAACACGAAACCGTAGCTCTTGCTTTTGCTTTAACAGAAGAAGCAGTAGAAGATAACCTCTATGACCGTCTTGGTTCTAGATATACTAAAGCACTTGCTAGAAGTATGGCTAACACTAAGCAGATCAAAGCGGCTAATATTCTAAATAACGCTTTTTCTACAAGCTTTAATGGTGGAGATGGTAAGCCTTTAATCGCTACTGATCACCCATTATCTTCAGGAACTGCTCAGAATAGAGCTACTACTTTTGCAGATCTTAATGAAACTTCATTAGAAGATGCACTAATTAGAATCTCTACTCAGACAGATGATCGTGGACTTGCAATTGCTTTACAAGGAACTAAATTAATCGTTCCACCACAACTTCAATTTGTGGCTGATAGATTAATGAATACTCCAGGTAGAGTAGGAACTTCTGACAACGACATCAACTCAGTTAGAAATCAAGGTATGCTTCCTCAAGGTTATGTAGTAAATCACTACTTAACTGATTCGGATGCTTACTTCTTAAAAACTGATGTACCTGATGGTTTTAAAATGTTTGTTAGATCACCTATGCAAACTTCTTTAGAAGGGGATTTTGACACTGGAAACATGAGATACAAAGCCAGAGAGAGATATTCATTTGGATTCTCTAACTGGAGATGTGTTGACGGTTCTCAGGGAGCTTAATTCATAACATCTCAGAAAGGGGTCTTCGGACCCCTTTCTTTTATTTGTAACTTATAATATACTGCCTGTAACTAAGGATATAAATATGAGGTTACACGAACCAAATAGTCTATCTGAAACGCCTTGTATAGGTAGTTGTACCACTTCGGTAATTCCATTTGATAAAATTTGCCAAGGATGCGGAAGATCTGTTGAACAGATTCGTGATTGGTGTCAATATACAGAAACTCAAAAAAAGCTAATAAATATTCAAAATTGGCTTAAATTTGACATCAAACAAAAACGCAGATACAGGGAAATGACTATGGAAAATAAACTTGAAGATATGAGGGGAAGACTACTAACGACTAGATGCTTAATTGAAATGATTTCAGAAGATTTAACTAACCTTTATGGTAAAGATCCAGCTATTAAAGAGTCTTATGAAGCTCTTTTTGAGGCCCATCAACTAGTTCTTAAAGCAAAAGAAAAACTACCTATTGCTACGCAAGAAGCAGTATAGTAATATTTTAATTCTAGGGTAATTTTAATATCTTTATCAACTGACCTAGCAGACAAGCCGAGATGATAAAGACGATTTCCAACGGAGGAAATTATGGCAAATTCGACTTTTAGTGGACCAGTCAGATCCGAAAATGGGTTTAAGGTCATATCAAAAAATGCAACAACAGGAGCAGAAACTGATGTTGTAAATATTGCATCAACGGGTATTGTTACAAATAAATTTGTAAAGCACGTTGGTTTTGCAACTGGAGTAACTGTAAACACAACTGCGGGTGATTCACCTACTATTGGTCAGTTTACGCAACCAGCTAACACAATCATTACTGATATAAAAATATTTTGTAATACAGCACCTGTTATAGGTACTGGTGATATTGGTTATGAAGTAGGTACAACCAGTTCAGGAGCTCAAATTGTTGCAGCACAAACTGATGAAATATTAGATGGTGGTACTACGGTAGTGGTTGGAAATGTTACTGTAACTTCACTTGTGCTACAAACACAAGACGCAACTACAGCACCAGCTTCCGTTCAGTACACATCTGCTGAAAGAACAATTTTCTGTAATATTACTAACACAGTAGATGCAACAACTGCTGGTGAATTTACGTTTATTATTGAATACGTTCAAATAGCGTAAGGAGTAAATTATGGCAGACACAGTAACCTCACAAACTATTCAGGATGGTCAAAGAGTAGCTGTATTAAAGTTTACTAATGAATCTGATGGAACAGGGGAATCTTCTGTTAAAAAGGTTGATGTATCAGCACTGTCTTCTAACAATGAAGGTAAAGCTTGCACAAGTGTATCTATAGCTAGAATACACTGGTTTTGTAGAGGCATGGGTGTTGATATTGAGTTTGATGCAACCACAAATGTTTTAGCAGTAACCTTAGCTCCTGATAGTTCTGGTGATGAGTATTTTGACCAGTTTTCTGGCATACCTAATAATGCTGGTTCAGGAGTAACTGGAGATATAGACTTTACTACAATTGGACATTCTAGTGGTGATGCCTATTCAGTTATCTTAGTTTTGAATAAAAACTTTTAATGGCTGAATACAAAGGTAAAAAAGTAACTCTCAATAAACCAAGAGCTCTCCGAGCTGGAGAGCCTGGTTATGGCAAAAAACGTAAAGTAGTTTTTGTTATGGGATGCAGCAGCGAAAGTAAAAGAGTAAAAAGAATAACTTTTGGAGACGCAAACTTAGGTATGCACAAAAATGATAAAGCTAGAAAAAAATCTTACTGTGCTAGAAGCGCAGGCATGAAAGGTACTACCGATAGATGTAGTGCTAATTATTGGGCTAGAAAGGATTGGGATTGTTAAATGGCTAAACCTAAATCAAAAGGCAAAATATGTCCTGAAGGTAAAGCTTGGGCAAAAAGAACATTTGATGTTTACCCTTCAGCTTATGCAAATTTAGCTGCTTCTAAATATTGTAAAGACCCAAATTATGCTAAAAAATCAAAAAAAAGAAATGGTGGCTTTGTTTCTATTAGAGGGCAAGGTGCAGTTCTAAAAGAAAAAACAAGATAAAATGGCAAAAGGACAACTACAAAGTTGGTTAGATCAAGATTGGGTTAGAATAGGATCAGATGGTGCTATTTTGGGATCTTGCGGTAGTAGAAAAGAAGCTGAAGGCAAACCTAAATGTTTGCCAAGAAGTAAGGCTGAAAGTTTATCTAAAGCAGAAAGAGCTAAGTTAGTTGCTAGAAAAAGAGCAAAAGACCCTAACAAAGATAGAAAAGGTAAACCGATAAATGTATCAAATAAATTAAGTAACGGAGGTTTTGTGAAACTTAACAATCCAAGTAAAGCCGATCTAGATAAAGACGGTTCTTTAAGTAGTTATGAAAAAAAGAGGGGTTTGGCTATAGAAAAATCAATGGCCAAACAAAATAAACTACAAATGAAAAACGGTGGTTTCGTTGCTAAAGGTTGTGGTAACATTATGCCTGATAGAAAAAAAGTAACTACCATCTCGTAAGAGGTTATTATGTATAAAAATACAAAAGGATTTTCAGTAATAAAAAAGTCTAAAGGCGGCTCTATAAGAAAGATGTCTAAAGGCGGTAGTATGCTTAAAAAATCTAAAGGCGGTTCTATTCGTAAGATGTCTAAAGGTGGCAATCTTATGAAAAAGTCAAAAGGTGGTTCCATAAGAAAAATGTCGAAAGGCGGTAATCTTATGAAAAGATCAAAAGGGGGAAGTATGATTAAAAAATCTAAAGGCGGATCTATGATAAGAAAATCAAAAGGTGGCTCTGTCCTAAAAAATTCAAAGAAAAAATAGTTGGCTTACTTAATAAGCAACGTACCACACTTTAAGTGTTGGGTAAGAAGAGAATTCACACATAATCATGAAAAATATCATGACGAATATTTGCATTGTTTAGTTATAGCTGTAAATACAATTCCAGATAGGTCTTTAAGCTTTCAAGTAGTTTTTACTGGATGCGAAAGCGATTGTGAAGATAATGATGAAGAAAACGTACATGGTGGTGCTATGTGGGCCAGAATGCCTTTACAGGCACTGGTAGCTGATATACCTATGGATGATTTTCCCACGCCTATGGAAGATCACATAGCCCAACCTTGGGATTGTGAATCTAGAAATCATGTAGTGACAGTTTTAGATAGAGTTAGTTCATCCCCTTGGATATGCAAAATAGATGGTGGTTTTTATCAAGGTAAATATCTTTTTACAGTTGACTATACAGATTCAGATATTGCAGATGATTCTGCACAACATAAACAATCTCATGTATTATATATAACTGAAGATTGTGAGTGGAAAGGTAACTTAGTTGCTTTGCCAAACAACAGAGTAAGAGCTACAAGTCCTGCTTTGTGGGTTACTGGCGAAGGACCACCTGACTTCAAACCTTCTCAATGGACACATTCTGCTGAAGGTCATGAAAGTTATTTAGATCCATCCATCACATTTAACAATTTATATGAAGAATAATGGCATTATCAGGCAGTACAAATTTTGAACCTAATGTAACAGAGTTTATAGAAGAAGCTTTTGAAAGATGTGGTGTTGAGTTAAGAACAGGTTACGATTTAAAAACAGCAAAAAGGTCAATAAATCTTATGTTAGCTGAATGGGCTAACAGAGGTTTAAATCAATGGACTATAGAACAAGCTACTCAAACTGTTACTGAAGGCACAACTGATTATAGTTTGAATGCTAATATTATAGATATTCTTGATGTTGTAGTAAGAAGAACAACAAATCAAGTGCAAACTGATATTAGTATGGATAGAGTTAGTCGTAGTGAGTATTTAAATATACCAAACAAAGCTACTAAAGCTAGACCAACACAATTTTTTCTAGATAAATTAAACACACCTGTTTTAAAAGTATGGCCAGCACCTGAAAACTCTACTGATATTTTAGTTTTTAATAAATTAGTAAGAATGGATGATGCAGATAATGCTATAGATACAATGGATATGCCTTTTAGGTTTTATCCTTGTTTTGCAGCTGGTCTGGCTTATTACTTAAGCATGAAAAGATCGCCAGATAAAACGGCACAATTAAAAGCTATTTACGAAGAAGAATTCAGAAGAGCAGCTGATCAAGACGAAGATAAAGCCTCATTTAGAATTAGACCATCTATTTCAACTTACTAATGGCAAAAGCAACAGGTAAATACGCATACGGCATTTGTGACATAAGTGGGTTTCGTTACAAGTTAAAAGATATGAAAAAAACTTGGGATGGTTTATTAGTTGGACCTGATCAATGGAACTCTAAACACCCTCAAATTGATCCTAAAAGACATCCTACAGATGGCGAAGCTTTGACAAACCCTAGACCAAATACTGATTTTGAAGTAAATTTTGGTAGAGTTTTTACCAATAAAGACGGTATTGGCTCCTCTATACTTGGAAACGAACTAACACTTTCTTTAGGAGATGTTACAATTACAATATGACGTTAGCTGAACTCAAAACTTTAATTCAAAATTATGTAGAAAATGATGAAACTACTTTTGTAAGTAGTTTAGACGATATTATAAAAACTACGGAAGAAAGAATATTTGAATTGATACAATTTGATTACTTTAGAAAAAGTGTTCAAGGTGTATTTACTGCTGGCAATAGGTTTCTTACAGCACCTTCTGATTATATTTTAAGTTTTTCATTAGCAGTTATAGATGGCAACAATGATTACCACTATTTGCTAAAAAAACACAATACTTTTATGCAAGAATACACACCAGATATAAGCGACACTACAGCTAGAGGCTTGCCTTTATATTACGCTGATCATGACAAAGATTTATCTACTGCATCAAACAACGGCTCTACTTTGGTAGTTGCACCAGTACCTGATACTGGCTATACAGCCGAATTGCAGTACCTTTATAAGCCAAACAGTCTAGTAACAGATACCACAGGCACATGGATCTCAAATAACGCCAGAAATGGCTTATTGTACGGCTGTTTGGTCGAAGCTTATACATTTATGAAAGGTGAAGCAGATTTGCTACAAAAGTATGACGAAAGATTTACTTTAGAAATGTCAAGATTAAAAAATAGAGCAGAAGCGAGAGGAAGAAGAGACGAATTTAGATACGATTCTATCCGAAGCTCTGTCACATAGGAGGCAGATTATGGCTAAAGATATATCTCTTAAGGGGAAAACTATTGCTATTGTAGGCATGGGGTCAAGTTGGCACGATTACAATTTAGCAAAATCTCATGGACAACATTTTGATGAAGTTTGGGCAATAAACTCTGTAGCTTCAGTAATTTTTCATGATCGTGTTTTTATGATGGACCCGCCAGCTAGGTTTTTAGACAGTGATGATGCTGGTGGTCAAACCGAAAGTATGAGAAAGCTTTTAACAACTCACAAAGGCCCTATTTATTCTTGTGAAACAGATGATAGATGTCCTGGGGTCGTTGACTATCCTATTACCGAAGTAGTAGAACAATCACATTGTTATTACTTAAATAATACGGTTGCTTATGCAATTGCTTTTGGGTTTTGGCAAGAGGTAGGTGCTATTAGTTTGTTTGGTATAGATTTTAGTTACAAAGGTAATTTGCATTTTGCAGAAGCTGGTAGAGGATGTGTAGAGTTTTGGCTAGACAAATGTATGCACAAAAATATACAAATAGAAATAGCAAAAAGTTCTGCTTTATTAGACACTAATGAAAATGCAGAAGATAAACTTTACGGTTATCATAGGTTAAAAGATCCTTTAGTTGTTGTCTTAGATGAAGATAAAAATTTAAAATGCATGAAAAAAAGTGAGTTTATGGAAAAAAATCCAAAGCCAAATTACAAAAAAATTATGGTAGATAGAAATGATCCTTTAATAGTTGGAGAACCAAAAAAATGGTAAAAACTTATATTCATGTAAATCAACACAAAATTAAAGCTAATTTAAAAAATAAAACTAATGAGCCTGTCATTACTGTAAAAAGAGGTAAAACTAATACTTATTGTCATGCTGTAGAAATACAAGGAAACTCTATAGTTAGATACGGTGGCAACGAAAAACCTATTTTACCTTGCGGAGCTAGAGTAGTAATAGAAACACAAGAAGAAGTAAAAATACTAGATAAATAATTATGGTTATTAAAATAACGCCAGATGGGGTACCTGAGTTAGGTATGGTAGAAGTTTCGACAACTAAATTTGGTGGACATTCTGCGGAATTTTGGGCAGAACAGTTGGTAGATAAAATATGCGGTTATTCAAAAGATGCAGAGCCTCATGTTCAAGAACAAGCAAAAGCCTACAGAGATTTAATTTACAAAGTTTGTTTGATTTACATTAAAAATGCTTTAAAATCTTATAAAGCTACTCTTATCCAAGAATTAATAAAAAATGATGGAGAAGATTTGGCAGAAATTATTAAAAGGATATAAAAATGGCAATCACATCAACACTTACAACAAGTTTTAAAGTAGAACTATTAAAAGGTACACACAACTTTAGTTCTGGCGGTAATTCTTTTAAATTAGCTTTATACACAAGTAGTGCTACTTTAGGAGCTACTACAACTTCGTTTACCACTACTGGACAAGCTTCTGGTACAAATTACACTTCTGGTGGATCTGCTTTGACTAACGTAACTCCAACAGCAACTGGTACAACAGCAGTGACAGATTTTTCTGATTTAACTTTTAGTACAGCTACTATAACTGCTAGAGGGTGCATGATTTATAACGACACTAATAGTGATAAAGCCGTAGCTACTATTGATTTTGGTGGCGACAAAACTTCAACAGCTGGAGACTTTACAATTGTATTTCCAGCAAAAGCAGCATCTACCGCTATTATAAGAATAGCTTAAGGTGGCCTTAAATGGCTAATGTAACAGGTTGGGGTAGAGGCACCTGGGGACAGGGTGCTTGGAACCAACCCATACCTGTAGAAATATCTGGACTAGCTGGCACCTCTGCATTAGGCACTATTACCGTAGATGCAGAAGCAAATGTTTCTGTATCAGGATTTGGTTTAACTTCTGCCCTTGGCACCACTTCTCAAATAGCAAAAGCCAATCAAACTTTAGCTAGTCAAGTTGGAACTACGGCTTTAGGTTCTCTTAGCATAACAGGAAAATCAAATTTAACTTTATCTGGTTTGGCAGGTACTTCTGCTATAGGTGGTGTTGGAGTAAATGCTCAGGCAGTAGCTAATGCGACAGGAGCTGTTTCAACACTAGGATCTGTTTCTGTTGACGTAGATGGTGAAGCAAATGTTGCTTTGTCTGGTGTCAGCGTTACTGCATCTTTAGGAAGTATAACGGTACATCATAACGCTGTAATATCTATTTCAGGCTTAAACTCAACAAGTTCTTTAGGATCTATTACAAATATATGCAAAGCTAATGTCTTGCTAACAGGTCTAGAAGGTTCTAGTGCTGTAGGTATATTATTAGTTTGGGGTTTAGTAGATGATGATCAAAGTTCCAACTTTAGTGAAGTTTCATCTACTCAAAGTTCAAGTTTTTCTGAAATAACAGACACACAAAGTCCTAATTGGGATGATGTGGCTGCTTAAAAAAATTAAAAATAATTTATTTATATGATAATATTTAAACTTATAATATCTGAGGTAAGATAATGGCAAGTACATTTGTAAACGACTTACGATTAAATGAAATGGGTACTGGTGATCAATCAGGATCATGGGGTACCGTTACTAATACTAATCTAGAATTAATAGGAGAGGCCTTAAGTTTTGGTACAGAAGCTATCACTACTAACGCTGACACACACACCACTACAGTAGCAGACGGTTCTACTGATCCTGGTAGAGCTATGTATCTAAAATATACAGGTACGTTAGATTCGGCTTGTACTATTACTATTGGACCTAACACTATTAGCAGAATGCAGTTTATAGAAAACGGCACAAGTGGATCACAAAATATAATTATTTCTCAAGGTAGTGGTGCTAGTATTACTATACCACCAGGAGATACTAAAGCAGTTTATTTAGATGGTGCGGGTTCTGGTGCTGCTGTCGTTGATGCTTTTGCGAGTCTATCTACAGTAGATCTTAAAGTACAAGACGATTTAACAGTTACGGATGATGCCTCAGTAGGTGGGGATTTAGCTGTAACGGGTGCTTCTACAGCAGCAAGCTATAACGGCATAACCAGCAAGACTTTTGGTACTTCATCAATAATGATTGGTGATAATGCTACAGGTACTATAGATGCTGCTAACTACAATACAGGTGTAGGTGTAGATGTCTTTGCAGCTTTAACTACAGGTGACAATAACACAGCGTTAGGTTTTCAAGCACTTTTGAGTAATTCTACAGGACACAGTAATACATCAGTTGGTGCTTTATCACTTGATGCAAATACTACTGGAATTAGAAATACTGCTGTTGGTTTTGAAGCTTTAAGTGCAAATACTGATGGTACTCAAAACACAGCAGTCGGTAAAGGTGCTTTGCTTGTAAACACTACAGGTATTGAAAATACAGCAATTGGTTCAAGTGCTCTTGACGCAAACACCACAGGAAGTAGTAACACAGCAGTAGGTCAAGGTGCTTTAGATTCAAATACCACAGCTTCTAACAACACAGCAATAGGACATGATTCTTTAAAGGCAAACACCACAGGAACACAAAACGTAGCAATAGGCTCAAAAGCGTTAGACGCTAATACAACTGCTTCAGCAAACATAGCTATAGGACATGATGCTCTTGGAGCAACAACTACAGGTGGATTTAACACAGCTGTAGGAAATTCGGCATTAGATGCTAATACTACTGGTGCATCAAACATAGCTATAGGAGACACTGCTTTAGGAGCAAATACAACAGCATCTAATAATGTTGCAGTTGGTAATTCAGCTTTATCACTAAACACCACTGGTGAAGGTAACACTAGTGTTGGAAAAGACTCTTTAAAAGACAATTCAACTGGTAGTAACAATACAGCAGTAGGTGAAAACGCATTAGCTAATAACACAACAGCTAGTGAAAACACAGCAGTAGGACAAAATGCTTTACTTACAAGCACTACAGCATCAGGAAATGTAGCAATGGGTCAAGATGCAATGCGACTTACTACTACTGGAGGTAATAATGTTGGTATTGGTTTAGATGCTTTAAGAGCTAACACTACAGGAGCTGATAACGTAGCAATCGGTAGAAACGCTTTATTATCAAATACCACAGCTTCTAGCAACACTGCTATAGGTAGAGATGCACTAGAAGCTAATACCACAGGTAATAATAATGTAGCTATAGGACTTGATTCTTTAAAAGCAAACACCACAGGTGACACAAACACTGCTGTCGGTAAAGATGCTATGTTATCTAATACCACAGGAACAAATAATACAGCACTAGGAGCTAGGTCATTAGATGCTAATACGACTGGCACAAACAACGTAGCAGTTGGTGATATGGCTTTAGGTGCTAATACGACAGCAGACAGTAACACAGCAGTTGGTGTAAATTCTTTACTGGTAAACACTACGGGTGGTTTAAATGTAGCTATAGGTGCGTTTGCTTTAGATGCTTGTACTACTGGAGGGGAAAACACAGCCCTTGGTCACAGCTCTTTAAGTAATTCTACTACAGTGAGTGCTAATACTGCGGTGGGTGCAACTACTCTTTTTGCTGTTACAACTGGAGATAATAATGTAGGTGTAGGTGCGGGTGCTGGAGCTTCTCTTACTACAGGAACAAGTAATGTTTTAATAGGAAATGCGTGTGGTGATGCACTAACTACAACAAGTAGTAACACGGCTATGGGGAGTTCGGCATTAGGGTCAGCAACAACTGCTTCAAATAACACTTGTATTGGTAATGCTGCGGGATTTGGTGTTACAACAGGAGGAAATAATTTATTTTTAGGAAAAGATGCTGGTCGAACTGGTGCACCAGGAGGTAATTTTACTTCGCAAAGCAATAAAATTGTTTTTGGAGACTCCAGTATTGATGCAGCACATATACAAGTAAGTCTGACAGTCGCTTCAGATAAAAGAGATAAAACTGATGTTGAACCTTTAAAAACTGGTTTAAACTTTATTAATAAATTAAATCCTGTAACTTATCGTTGGGATAAAAGAAAGAAATACACTGACTTAGATACTAGTTTAGGTGAGGCAATACCAGACGGCACACACAAAGAAAACTGGTTAGATACTGGTTTTCTAGCACAAGACGTAGAAGTTTTAGAAACTGAATACGGCTATAACATAGCAGACAACACAAATTTAACCACCACTTGTAGTGATGATGGCTTACAGTATGGTTTAAAATATGAAAAATTTGTACCTATGTTAGTAAAAGCAATACAAGAATTATCAGCAAAAGTTGATGAATTAGAAAATAAATTAAACTAAGGAGTAAAAAATGGCAGTAACAAAAGCTATAACAAAATGTACCCCCTACGTTAACAGCAACAGCAAAGTTGATAAATGGGTTATAGAAATGAAATATGAAAATGATAATGAAGGTGATTCTACTTATTACACTTCTACTTTTTATATTTCAGTACCACAAACAGAAAAAGATGTTGATGGTAATGATGTAACTAATTTTACGTTAAAAGCGAAAGGTAGTTGGTCAAATGCCGATTTAGTAGCTCTCTGTCCTGTTTCACAATGGGACACAGTTTTTGCTAGTCAAGTAGATTCAGTTATAACGAATCCACCAGCAGTAAGCACACCAGATCAAGCATTTAGCGTACCTAGTTAATGGCAGAAGTAACTGTACACAATATGCCTTCTGTTTTTGTTATGCAGACAGAAATGCCGTTAAGTATGGTAACGGATATAAACGATTATTTAGATGAATATAAAGAAACGGAAGATAAAAAGTCTTTAGCTGATACGTTAGTCGGACAAATTACGCAAGGCGAACAATTATTGTTAGATAATAGCGATAAACGCATTAAAGAATATACCGATTTTATTTGTTCGTTAGGTGCGGATTATATAAATTTTTTTAGTCAAAACACTGGCACGCAATTAAATCATCCAAAAGCAGTAGCCGTTGATGAGACTTGGTCCGTGCATAGTTATGCTGGCGATTACAACCCTATACACGATCACGGCACTAAAACTATTATGGGTATTTCTACGACTGGCTGGACTAAAGTACCGCAACAAATATTAGACCAACCTACGGCTGGTTCACAAAATTATTCTTTATATCAAGCGTCAGGCGATTGTGATGGCTATATCGCTTTTCAATATGGGCGTAATGAATTAATGAATACGGAAAGATTAAGACCCCCACAATCTTTCGTTATAAAACCAGAAGTAGGAAAATTATTAGTATTTCCTTCTTGGTTACAACATATGGTTTATCCATTCAAAGGTAAAGGTGAAAGACGCACCATAGCTTCTAACCTAAACTGTTGGGATATGCCTTCTCAAAAAATTGAAAAAAAACCAGTTAATACAGATAAATTTAAGAAAAAAACTGTCAAAAAATAAAAAAAACCATATACTAAGTTAATGAAAAAATTAACTTTATATAGCATTTTTTTGTTAATGCCTTTATTTTTATCAGCTGCACAAACAGGTGATTGCACTATGGGATCTCAATATTGTGAAGGTAATAGTTTGAATACTGTAAACACTACCAACACAACAAACACAAATACTAATAACAATACTAATAACAACACTAATATAAATACCAATACCAACAACAATACAAATACAAATGTTTCTACAAATTCAAATACTAACACTAACGCAAATACCAATATTAATACTAGCACCAGCACTGTAAATTCTACTGCTTCTCAAACTGTAACAAACACAAATACAAACACTAATACTAATAATTCAACTAATAATAATACTAGCACCAGCACAAGTTCAGTTAGCACTAATAATCAAAACGTAAATACAAATAACAATACTGCGGTAAATACTAATAACAATACTTCTACTTCTACACAAAAAATAGAACAAGATATTAACTCTCCACCTGCTTCTGCTATTGCACCTAGTATCATGTCTTATTCGCAAGATTTATGTACTACAGGAGTGTCAGGTGCTTTTCAAGGCCAACTTTTTGGACTGTCTGGTGGTAAGGCTGTTAGAGATGAAAATTGTGAAAGATTAAAATTATCTAAATATTTATATGATACTGGCATGAAAGTCGCTTCGGTAGCTATTCTTTGTCAAGACTCTAGAGTTTTTAAAGCTATGGAAATGGCTGGCACACCTTGTCCTTATATGGGCAGAATAGGTGAAGAAGCCTCTGTTGCCTGGATAGACAATAAAATTGATCGACCTGATTACTTGGAACGCAAAGCAAAATATTTAGCCAGCTGTAGCAGAACTAAAACGGTTAAAGGCATAAAGAAAAGTAGGCGTACTTGTGAAAAAGAATTTAATAATTCTTAGTTTTTTTATTAGTAATTTTGCTTTTGCTAATTATATTTATGAAAACAATCAACCGTTATTTGATCTAACAACACAAAATAATGTTACTAATTTAAATGCTGGTGACGATCAATTGTCTGGTGCTTTTGATTTAGATTTTACTTTTAATTTTTACGATAACAGTTTTTCTTCTGCTCGTATGGCTACAAACGGCTGTCTGCATTTTGGTTTAGGAACAGGCAACATTAATTATAATAATTATTGTGGAGATTACACACCAGATCCTTTACCTCAATACAACAATACTTTATTTCCATTTTGGACTGATCTAATTAGAGACGATAATTCTAAAATGTTAGCCAAAAATTTTTCTGATAAAGCTGTTTTTGGTTGGTATGACTTGCGAGAATATAACCGTAGTGGTAGTGATAACAGTTTTGAAGTAGTCTTATGGTCTAATTCTACTTTTGATTTTAGATATGGAGAGCTTGATGTTATTCAACATGATGTTTTGATAGGAGAACAAAAAGATGCAAATAACTATTATCAATATTTATTTTATGATGAATGTAGTACAGGCACCACCAACTCTGGTAGTTGTGTTTCTGTTGATTGGAATAATTCTATTGTAAACAACTCTTTAGAAAATGGCGGTTCTCTTTATGGGACTGGTTCGGGTAACAGTATTGATTGTTCTAATCCTTTAAATGATGTTACTTGTTCTGGTTATTGGGAGGCTTTTGATGATCAACAATGCGAACTTGATTCGCAATACGCACCTTTTTGTCCTGGGTATAGATTTGAACAAGATGTAGGTTACTTTGTTATGGAAGAAGAGTTTGATTATGGCTTCGTTGATGAACAAAATCTTATGGCTATGGGTACTTTTATAGAAGAACCAGAAATATTTTTTTTTGAAGAAGAAATATTTTTTGAACCAGTGCGTGTAGAAGAGTCTTATTTTGAACCTGTGTTTATAGAAGATCCTTTTCGCCAAGAAGAAATATATTTAGATACGCTACCAGATATACATGAATTACCAATTGAACTAATAGCTATAACACCTTTTGAGCAACCCTTTGAATTAACTATGCGATTAGAAGAAGAGTTTTTTCCTGAAGAATTTATTGAAGAAGATATTGCTATAGAGGAATTAGAAGAAATTATAGAAGAATATTTTGAACCACAATATGAAGAAGAACTTGAGGAGAGAGTAGTTGAGGTAGAAGAACCTGAAATAGAAGAAGTTATAGAAATAGAAGTAGAGGCTGTAACGATAGGTAAAATTGATGAAAAATCAGGTATTACCCAAACTCAACTTGACGTAGTAGCACAAACGGTAAGTGCCGCAGCTAATAGTGTTAGTGGTACTACATCTGGTAATGATGTGCATTCAATTGGTGTTAGTGGCTCTGGACAAACTAATATAAACGCAAGTCTTAGTTTTGACAGTATTAATATAGATGCAAGTAATAATAGTATGCAAAGTATTACAGAGACAGGCTCAGAAACAGTTGTGACGACTACGGTTGATTTAAATATAAATAGTAGTAAAGATGAGAGTAATCTAAGTAATCTTGACCAAATAGATCAATCAGAAGCAGATAATGTGGCCGATAATATAATTGCTCAAAATTTAGAAGACCAAGCAAAAAATCAAATAGAAGCTAGAAATGATAATAAAGAATACGGTAATGAAGAAAATATAATTGCTTTTATTAATTATGTGCCTGGCTTCAATAATTATTTAAATACTTATATACCATTAAAAAAAGATTGGTATCAAACAAAAGTTATATACGACAAAATTAATATATCTGATAATAATGAAGCTTTTAACAAATTATTTGATGTAAACTACCAAAAACTTGATAAAATAGTAAGATTACAACCAAAATTATAATGGAATGGGTAAAAGGTAAATTAGGTCAAATAATAGCATTAGCTGCTTTAGTAAGCACAATAGCTGGTTTTGGTTATGCTGGTGCTGGTTACGTTACTAGATTAGAAGCTGTAGAGAAAAAATCTGGAGTTTCATATACTGGTCAATTAAAAGCACTTGATAATACTGATAACTTATTACAACAAGAAATTATAATTTTGAGGGGTGAAATAAAAACTTTAAGGAATGAATTAACTATTTTATCGAAACAAGTAAATAAAATTGAAGATAAACAAGATAATTCTAGCAATCCTTTAATTCAAATAAAATAGTGAGGTAAGTATGGAAACTTTAATTATTGTATTAGGTATCGCAATTGTTGGTATTATTGTACTAAAAAAAGTAGCACCTACAAAATACGAAGAGATTAAGTTAAATCTACAAAATTGGTTTAAAGAATAAAAATGGCCACCAAAGCAACTGTTACCGAAGTAGATAAAAGGCTAAGTTCTCACGAAGCAGCTTGCGAGCAAAGGTGGAAAGAAAACTACCGTAGGTTAGATTTAATTGAAGGCGAGTTAAAATCTTTAAATAACTCAGCTAGATCAGTTTTAGTTTTTCTAGTGGTATCTTTATTAGGTATCATAGGTTTTTTTCTTAACGGCATATTTTTTTAAAATGTCCAATCAAAAAATATTAGACTTATTGAAATTACATGAGGGTTTCAGAAGTTCTGTTTATAAATGTTCAGAAGGTTATTATACAATTGGCTACGGCAGATTAGTAGATCAATCTTTGGGTGGAGGTATAACAAAAGATGAAGCTGAAATCTTACTTAGTAATGATGTAGAAAAATGTAAAAAAATACTATCTAATAAATTAACTTTTTTTAAAGATTTATCTGAAAACAGACAAATAGTTTTGATAGATATGTATTTTAATTTAGGTAATAGACTGTTTAAATTTATTAATACATTATCGGCTCTAGAAAATAAAAATTATGAGAAAGCAGCAGATGAAATGTTACTTAGCAAATGGTCTAAACAAGTAGGACAAAGATCAGTAACTCTTTCAAATATGATGCGTAATGATACTTATCAGATCTAATGATTACCTCCATAGACAGAATTGGCAGATCAGGAGAGTTTGCCGTTGCCAGTCAATTAGCTTTAGTATCTGATACCGTTTCTTTAGTACCGCATAATAGTTATGCAGATATAATTTTTGAACACCAAAGAAATTTGTACAAAGTGCAAGTTAAAACTTCTTCTAAAGAAAGAAAATACCCTCACAAAGACGGAGATTATAGAGTAGGGTGGACATTTGATTTACGCAGAAAAAGAAAGTCAAAAGATGTAAAATTACAAAAGTATGGTGCAGAAGGACAATTTGATATAGATATTTTTGCTTTGTATTGTTTGCCGTATAATTCAATTATATTTATTGCGTTCAAAGATGCACCAACTAAATATACTTGTTCTGATGAAGATTTTGCAAAAAATGATTCACAAACAAGTTTAAATATTGTTTTAGAAGAATTGTCACATACAAAATTGTAGGTAAAATAAAAAAATGGCTTTACAAAAAATTACATTTAATCCTGGTATAAATAGGGAAGGTACAGCTTATGATAATGAGCTTGGTTGGTTTGATTGTAATTTAGTTAGATTCAGAAAAGGTAGGCCAGAAAAATTTGGTGGTTGGCAAAAAATAGTTAATAACACTTTTTTAGGTGTATCAAGATCCTTAAAAAATTGGATTTCATTAGAAGGTACAAAATATTTAGGTAATGGTACTAATTTAAAATTTTATATTTTAGAAGGTAACGAATTTGCAGATGTAACACCCATTAGAAAGACTAGCACTAATTCAATAACTTTTTCAGCAACTAATGGCTCTTCTACTATAACTGCTACAGATTCATCTCATGGTGCTGCTTTGAATGACTTTGTAACAATTTCAGGTGCTACAAGTTTGGGTGGCAATATAACAGCTGCTGTTTTGAACCAAGAGTATCAAATTACGAGTGTGACTGGCACTAATACTTATACCTTTACGGCTAAAGATACTTCTGGTGCTACTGTTACTGCAAATAGTAGCGATTCTGGTAATGGTGGTTCAGGAGTAGATGGCTTGTATCAAATTACTACAGGTCTGAATGTTTTTGTACAAGGTACAGGTTGGGGTGCTGGAGCTTGGTCAGACGGAACTTGGGGTTCTACTTCTAGTTTATCTGCAAGTAACCAATTAAGAATATGGTCACAAGATAATTTTGGGGAAAATTTAATACTAAATGTAAGAGGTGGTGGTATTTTTAGATGGTTAGAATCTGGTGGCACCACCACTAGAGCTGTAGAACTTTCACAAATAACTGGTGCAAATTTAGTGCCTACTGTTGGCTTACAAGCAATTACTTCCGAAACCGATAGACATTTAATAATATTAGGAGCTGATCCTATATCTGGTTCTGCTAGAACTGGAGTTGTTGATCCTATGTTAGTAGCTTTTAGTTCGCAAGAAGATGAATTAAATTTTGAGCCTAAAATTACTAATACCGCAGGATCAGTAAGATTATCTTCAGGCTCACAAATTATAGGTGGGGTCAAATCAAGACAGGAAATTGTAATTTTTACAGACACTTCTGTTTACAGTATGCAATTTGTTGGTTCGCCTTTTACTTTTGCAGTCAATCTTATAGATCAATCCACAGGATTAATCGGTCCTAATGCAGCTATAAATGCTCCAACAGGTACATATTTTATGAGTTATAACGCATTTTATATATATGACGGTTCGGTAAAAGAATTACCCTGCTCCGTATTAGATTATGTTTTTTCTGATTTAAATAGTGATCAAGCTTTTAAAATATTTGCTTTTACTAATAAAAAACACTCTGAGGTAGGTTGGTTTTATCCATCTGCTAGTTCCACTGATATAGACAGATATGTTATTTACAATTATGCAGATAATGTTTGGTATTATGGTCAACTAAATAGAACAGCTTGGTTAGATTCTGGCGTGCAACCTTATCCTCAAGCAGCTAGTAGTAATTATGTTTTTCAACATGAAATAGGATTTGATGATGATGGTTCTGAAATGACAAATGTTTTTATAGAGTCAGCAGATTTTGATATTGGAGATGGCGAACAATATTCTTTTGTCAGAAGAATAATACCTGACATAAAATTTTTAGATACTGATACTGCTTCAAATGTTAATTTAATTACAAAAACAAGAAATTTTCCTGGCGATTCTTTGACTACGGCAGCAACTTCAAATGTTACGCCATCTACAAAACAATCTCATATAAGAGCTAGAGGAAGGCAAGCGGTATTAAGAATAGCATCAAATGATTCTAACTCTGGCAACGTAGGAGTTGGTTGGCGATTGGGTTCTACCCGATTAGATATAAAAGCAGACGGAAAAAGATAAAATATAAGGTACATAAAAAAAGGTACAAACTATAATGAACAGATTATTACAAACTAGATTACCTACAGCAACTGATACAGTAACTGCTCTTACTTATAATAAATTAGTTAGGATTTTAGAACTTAATTTAGGTGCTATAAATGTAGATGCTACACCTCATTTCAACGATCAAGATTTAAGCACGTTAAATTTTAACGAAGGGGATATTGTATGGAATACCTCAATAGGAGTTTTACAAGTTTATCTCGGCAATAGTTTTTTAAATTTACATACGCCATCTGCACCTAAAGGTTTTAGTATAGATGGTGCAGTAGGATTATTAAGTATCAAAACAAATGGCGACATTACTATAAATATTTAATGGAAGCTGCCGATAATAATTATGAATTAAAAAATCTGCTTTTGGCATACCCAGCTGATTGGTTTGTCGAAGATCAAACTTTAAAATTTGTAAAAAAAACTTTGCCAAATATATCAAATTTTTACAAAAACGAAGGCAAAGAAAACATGGCTCTGTCAAAAAAAACTATAATTAAAGAGCCGTTAAAAGAGGTATATACCGTACCTTTATTTTCAAAAACTTTTTGTGAATTATTATTAAATGAACTAAAAAATATGCAAGAATTTGGCTCATTTAAACCTAACGACTCAGAAGATGAACTTAGACAAATACCTGAAATTATTATTAGTGAATATAGCCAACAACTAAACAATTCTTTATTGCATATAGTTGATACCATACTAAATCCTATTTTTATAAATATTTGGAATCGTCATGTTACTGCTGGCAATATTCAGATAGCCAACTATAATATAAAAGAAAAAGTAAAAGGTGCTTGGCATCATGACGCAAGTGCTGATATATCTGTTGTTGTACCTTTGAATACAGGAGAGTATATTGGTGGTGGGACAGAATTTTTTAACAGAGGCACTATAGAACCTCTGCCTAGTGGAAATGCTTTGATATTTCCTAGTTTTACGCATATGCATAGAGGTTTGCCAGTCGAAGCTGGTGACAGGTATTTGTTAGTCTTTTGGTTGGTTTGTGAAGAAGCAACAAAAAGTAATAGAAACTATATGAAGAATCAATAAATAAATGTAAAATAAAAATCATGATAAATCCAGACATGACAGGTTTAGCAGCTCTTGGCAGAGGCGAAGATAATTATTTAGCTCACGTTGCCAAAGGCGAAATGATAGTGCCACCTTTAGGTATCTCTGAAGATACTAGAAACAGATTAAATGCTGAAATGAAAGCGGTTGGCCTAAATCCTAATGAATATACCGTAGGGTCTGGCATGAGTATAAATCCTATTACAAATTTACCTGAATTTGGTTTTTTTAAAAAGATAGGTAAATCTATAAAAAAAGTTCTTGATCCAGTAGCTAAAGTAGTTTCTGTTATACCTGGCACACCACTACAACCATTTGCTAAAGCCTATACGGCTATTGATAGTTCTTTAGAAAAAAAGAAACTAGCTGATAGAGCCGCTGAACAAGCTGCCACACCAGTTTTAGCACCTACCTTTCCAGCTGGTCAAACTTTTGATTTTACTACAGGTCCAGTAATGCCTATTTTTAAACCAAATATAGGATTGCCAAGTATTTTTGGCAAAGATAAAACACCAGAGTTTATAAAAAAAATAGGCGATTTGTTTGGGTTAGGCGGTCAATCAGGCTTAGATGATATATTTGGTGCTGATGGGATGTTAAGAGGTATAAATCCTGTTACAGCTGGTTTAGCTTCTTTGTATGGTTTAGCTACAAAAAAAGCAGCAGAAAAAGAAAGATTTGGTGTGAAAGATATCAGAGATACTTTACGACCAGATTTAGCTAGCAGTTCTAATATGGGATTAGCTGGTTTTGATGTTGGGTTTGCAAATGGTGGCGAAGTATTAGATATGCGTAATGGTGGCGAATCAATTGGTCCTGGTACTGGCACTTCTGATGATATACCAGCTATGTTGAGTGATGGAGAATTTGTTATGACGGCTGCTGCGAATAAAGGATTAGGCGGCTATAAAGTTAGCCCAGACAAGACTCATAAGACAAAAGGAGTAATATGTTTAACTCCTGCTGGCAAACCTGACAGAAAAAAAGGTGCAGACAATATGATGGACTTAATGAAAACATTTGAAAAATACGATAAGGCGTTTACTTAATTATGGGTTTTTTTTCCAACATAGCAAATTTAACAAAAAAATCAGTAAACCAACTTGCTGATTCAGATATTAATTATGTAGGCGGTCCAGTTGCTCCACCACCTACAGGTCAAACTAACTTTAGCAACCCAAGTGCTTTAGAGCCAAGATTAGAATCACAAACAACGGCAGAAAGGATAGCAGATCCAAGATTGGCTGCGTTGTACTTTGGTACTGGAACTAGCCCTGGTTTTTTAAATCAATTACAAGAAGCGGCTAGAAGAAGAATACAATCGCCAGTCCCTTTACAAGAAACAGCAGGTTTATCTGATTTACAGACTTTAGGTTTAGATAGACTAAGAAGCGGTATAGGTGCTTTTGAGCCTTTTCTAGAAAGAGCAGAACAAGCTTATACAACAGGTTTGGAAAATATTACTGGTGTTTTACCTGAAGCAGAGCAAATTTTAAGAGGTACGGTTAGAGACTTTGATCCAAGTATGACCTCAAGATTTTATAATCCTTTTGAACAACAAGTTATTGATCAAGCTATTGCAGATGCTACCAAGGGTTTTGGATTGCAAGAAGCAGATGTAAGAGGTCGTGATATTCGTAATGTAGGCGAGTCAGCTTTTGGCAGTAGAGCAAATTTAACCGCTAGAGAAAGACAAGAAGCTTTTGGTAAAGGGTTGGCATCTACATTAGCAAGTATTAGACAAAGTGGTTTTGATACTGCACAACAAAGAGCTATGTCTGAGTTTCAAAGAAGATTAGCTTCGGAAAGAGGCTTAGCAGATGATTTAACTGGTTTAGGCGGTATAGGGTCAGAAGCACAAATAGGTTTTGGTAGTAGAATTGCAGGTATAGGCGGCACAGGACAAGATCTCAGAGGTACAGAAATAAGTAACCTTATAAATACTGGTGCTTTACCTAGAAATTTACAAGAAACTATATTCTCTAGACAATTTGCTAGAGATACAGCAGAAAGATCTGATCCTTTGAGTGTATTAACAGGTATAGCTCAAATATTACCTCAGTATCAACCAGAATCAACCGATATTGCTTCTGCTTATGGTTTAGCACCTGATCCATCTGCTTTAGGGTTAGGCTCTGCATTAAACGCATATGCTAGTTTATATGGAGCTATGGGTCCTTATGGTTCAGCAAATCCTAATTACATACCCAAAACTCAACCTCAAACTTTTTCTAGTTTGAGAATAGGTGATGGGTTTAATCCTGGAGCAATTTACGGTTAAAAATGAATGTTTTACAAAGAAGAATGTTTGCTAATGGTGGTCCTTCTGATCAACCGTTGCAAGCCTATTCACAACTTATTGCTAGTTATGCAGAAAAAGGTTTAAGCGTTGATGAAGCTCTGGTTGAGTTAGGCGACCCTACTTTTCCAAGAGCAGAAGTAGAAAAAATATATGCTGGTTTGGGATATTCAATTGATCCAAGCATGACTGATTATCAAATCATACCGCAAAATCAAACAGGTATTGTTTTTGGACAACCAGATTTAGACCGTTCTCTTGATCTTACAGACGTAGGTACAGCACCTGAAAGTTTACAATTAGATTTTGACACGCCTGAAGTTTCTCCAATAAATATTCCTGAAGTAGTTAGAACAACTACAGGAGACTTAGGACCTAATGAAATTGAATTGAGTAGTGGTAGAAGAATAGATTTTAGTAACGATATAAATAATATAAATAAAGGTGGATATAAAAGCAGTTATTTTTTATTGTTTAATTCGCCAGATGTTAAAAGAGGTGTCAATGTTGATATTGCTTTAAACAATTTTGTTAGGAAAAATGAACCAGGTTTGAGTAGATTAGGTAATCTTGCGGGTATAGAAGAAAGAAGAGGAACACCCGCTAGTCCTATGAATTTTGTGTTAGGTGGACTAGGTGCTTTAAATTTAGCAGCTGATACATTAAGAGAAGGTGCAGAAAAAATTGCTCCATCATTAATTGATTTTTTTGCGGGTAAATCTGCAGCCGAAGATGTAAGAGATTATTTTGAGGGTGATTATTTATCAGAAGGTTTTTTTGCTAGGTCTGGATTTTCTAAAGACACTCTTGATGATGTTTTTATAAAACAATTTGCTTCCGAAATATCTGAGTTGGACAATATGCCAAAAACTGAAACTATATTAGAAACTGAAGACGGTAGCAAAATAGATATTACACCCGAACTTTCAGGTGTAAACGCATTAGATGTAATTGATGAAACTAAAGATTTAATAGCAGAAGATGAAAAACAAAGAGAAGCAGACAGAATATCAGAAGAAACAAAACAAGATGAACAACTACCTGATGAAGATGTTAAAAAAATACCAGAGGTTACTTACACTTTTGATGCTAATTTAGCAAAAGAAATAGCCGAAACGCCTTCTTTATTTCAAACGGATGCTTTTAGAAGATTTATTAGAAACGTAGGGACAGGTTTAGTAAAAACAGGTCAGATAGGATCTGGATTAGCTGCTGGCTCAGTATTAGCCGCAGAAGAAGAAAAAGCTATAGAAGATACGAAAAGAGAAGCATTATTAGAAGCTATTAAAGAGGGCGATAAAGGTCCTGACTATAAAGAGGCTAAATCTGATGTGGAAGTAAATACAGAAATTTCTAAAAACGCTAATTTATACAACAATACTTATAACGCTATTCTTGATTTAAATTACACTATAGATCAGGTTAAAAAAAATCCTGATGCGGTTACTGGTCCTCGTGGTGCTATTAACAGATTATATGATCAAGCTGCTGGTGCAGTAGGTGGTAAGAGAAAATTTGAAGAACTTAGTCCAGCATCCAAAGTTGATTTAATAACTAGATTGCTTTCAAATGAACAGGTTAAAGAAATTTTAGGAGAATCAGGTAGAACTATTTCTAATGTTGATAGAGAAATAGTAGCACAAATATTTGGAACACCAGGCTTGCTAACTACAGCTGGTGCTTTAGAAACTGCTTTAGTGAGAAGCAGAGAAAGATTAATAGAAAAATTAGGTAATTATAAAAATTCAATAACATCTAATTTAGATTATTTCAGACAATTAAATAAAACAAGTGCATTACTGCAAGACTCTAACAATATAGATGTGTTTTCAAAAATATTGACAACCGACATAAGTAATTTGAGATCAATTATTAGATCCCCTGGCTCAACTGATGAGTATTTACAAACTAACCCGCTTGCTATAGACCTTTATCCTACAACATAATCTTATGCCAACCTATCAAGTAAAAGTAGATGCAGACAACATAATACCTGTTGAAGCTAATAGTCCTGAAGATGCTAGAAAAATAGTGAAAGGCCTTATTGCCACTCAAGAAATATCTCCATATACAGATAAATTATTTTTTGATTATGAAGAGGGCATACCTAATATAAATAGGTTGAGATCGTTATTAGGTAGAACAGAAAACCCTTTGGAAAGAGAAGCAGCTTTAACAAAAGTAGTTGGCTCAAGTGGGTTTACTTATGATTCTAAAGGCTTGCCTGCTATAACTCATGAAGGTTTAAAAACATTAGGACTTAGAGACAAAATAAAATTTAAAACTTTACCTGACGGCACTAAGATACCACAAAATATAATAGTTGATGAAAATAGTTTTGGTTTGGCAACTGGAGATTTAGCAGATTTTAGTGGAGTAGTAGGTCCAATTATAGGAACTCTAGCTTTTTTAACTCCACAATTTAGGATAGCTGGTGCTTTACAAAGACTTATTGGCGGTAAAGGTTTTGCTTCGAGAATCATAGGTGCAGGATTAGGATCTGCAACTGGTAAAGGAGCTGAAGAAGTCCTTGATGCTGCTGAAGGTATTCAAATAAAGGAACGGGATGAACTCACAAAACTTCTCCAAACAGAATTTGCTTTGGGTGCGATTGGTCAAAGTTTAGGGGAAGCTGTATTTTTAGGTTACTCTACTTTATTAGGCAAACAGGCACCTTTTGATAATCTTAGATTTTATCGTCAAACTACAAAAGGCAGATCAATTATTGATATAAAAAAATTAGATCAAAAACTAGGTAGAGAGGCAACTGAAAAAGAAATTAATGCTGCTGTAAAACGTGGTGATATAGAAGTACATCAATACAAAGCCATACCCTCACAAAGTGCTTTAAATAGAAAAATTCCTGGTAGATTACAAGCAGTTTCCGAACAAGTTTTGGGTAACAAAAGAGAATTACAAACTAAATCTTATTTATTTGCCGAACTAAATAAATTAGCTAGAGCTATGAATGGAGAGGATATTGCTTTAGATCGTTATGTGTCTTCTAGTGTCAAAGGCGAGTTAGATGAACAAGTGGCTAGTAGATTATCTGAGTTAAGAGGCAAAGAAGCGGATGTTACTAAAATTTTAGATGATTTGTTTGATGAGCTTACAGAAAATGCTTTAGCCATAGGTAATTATAAGTATGCACCTGTTCGACAAGAAATAGGTCAAGATGTAATGGAAACTCTTCGTGCTGCACGCAAAGGTATAACTGCTCAAGTTGGTAAACAATACAGAGCTATTGATGAAAGACTGGCAAAATTTTCAGACGATCCAGAAATAAATGCGGGCATACAAAGAGCTATGAATGAAGTTATGGATATGCGTTTCAAAGAAATGGAACATTTACTAGCAAAAGAAAGTAATTTAGATCTGACTTTGTATGATGATTTATCAGGTAAAGACGGTATAACAAACGCTTTAGTTAAAACCAAAAAAGTAATAGCTCAATTTAGAGAAAAAATAGCAAGAGGCGAACCAGTAACTTTGCAACAAATAAGAAATTCTTTTGAACAAGCAGAAGATGCTTTGTTTTATAATACTATGGGAAGAAACGCTTCTAGAGTTTTACATGATGTACTTAATTTAGTTGATTCTGGTGCAGATGCAAGCCCTTTCGGTTCTGGTAGTATTTTTACTGATTTTGCTGATGAAAAAATATTAGTTAGAAAAATTGACGGAACAAAATTTACCAAGAATTTGACCAGCGAAGACTCTAGTAATATTGCAAGCATTATTAAAGACTTTAGAGCTGTCAATAAGCTTACAAGAGAGAGATTGGAGCCTTTTGATAAAATAATACAAAAAAAGATTGTTGCAAACATGAAAGATGGTAGTTTTGATGCTGATGATGTTTACAAAAAAGCTATCTTAGGATCAGATGCGAATTTGTTAAAAGATATTTTTAGAGCTATAAGAGATCATGACACATACTTAAAATCTATTGGAAAAGAAGCAAGTGCTGTCAACGAAGTTAATTTAAGAAAACAAATGCAACGTAGAGTATTTTTAGATGCTTATGAAAGGTCCTTTGATCCTATTTCTAATTCTATAGACTTTACTAAATTTGTCAGATCAATTGATTCTTTTGAGGGTCAATATCCTGGTAAATTAGATATTTTGTTTCCTGAAAATATATCAGATGTTAGAAATGTTTTAACACAGATTAATAAAATTACACCTAATATATTCAACAAAAAACCACAAGAATTATTAAATTTGATAGACGACATAACAAAAACTGAAAGCGGTCTGACTAAATCTGGCACAGGTAGAGAGTTTTTACAAAAGTTGACAGAAAAAGCTGAAGCTGCCAAAGCTACAACGGCTTTTGAACAAAATGCAGTTATAAGACGATTACCAACTTCGGGTGTGGATGAGGTAGCTGATGTTATTTTCAGACCTAATAGTGGAGCAAATATAAATATAGTTAAAGAAACCGTAACCCCCGAAGTATTCTCAAGCATTCAAGAAGCTAGTATGACTAAGCTGTTAAGAAAATCTATAAATGTAAATAGTGACAAAATAACCGATATTTTTAAACCTGGTAATTTAAAGTCTGCACTAGACGCTTATGGAGATGATACTTTAAATGCTATGTTTGGTCAGGAAGTCACTCAAGGATTGAAAGCATTTCAAAAAGCAATTGATGTTGGCACTATAGGGGAGGTAGGTCGAGGCGGAGCTGCGGGTACATTAGTTGCTGCTGGAATTGCTGTTAATGCTTTGAGCATAGGTATGTTACCAACAGTTGCTGGTTTAGCTATTATGCGTTCTGTCTTTTCTAGACCAGGTGTAGTCAGATTATTATCGAAAAAAGATCCTGGCTCAATAGCTAGAGTTATACAAATATTTGAAAGAACCGCTAGACAACTTGGCATAAGATTAATTGCTGATACGGCTGCGGAAGGACAAAGAATTGTAGAAGAAGGCGTAGGAAGAGGTATTGAAGAGCTAGATAAAACAGGTTTAGGCGAAGATGCCTCAGATGTTTTAGATCAATCAAAAGGTTTGTTAGATGATGCTCAAGAACAGTTTAGATCAGTTTTACCGCCTGTCAGTAGTATAGAAATGCCAGAAGTGGGTAATGTTCGTGCAGTAAATCCTAGTCTAGATCCTTTAAGTCAAGAGAGATTAGATTTTGCAGAACGCTTGAGTAATAGACCAATTATTTAATCTTGTTTGATAGAAGCACCAAAGTAGAAAGATATAATAGCACTTGCCAATCCACCTAAATATCCTAAAACTAAATTTATAATAGCCTCAGAGTTAGCTTCTGGTGGTTGTAAAGTTACCATAAAAATATAACCCAAAAAACCAGATATAACCGCTACTCCTATAATTCTAGAAGTCCAATCTTTAGCAAAGGTTTTTCTTGAGTTTTGTAGGTCTGCTGTTTGTAGTGCATACAAATCAACATCCAACTCTCGCATTTTTACTTCAAATTCTTTCTCTATCTTTTTAATTTCAGTAAGTTGTTCTGGAGTTGCTTGTTGTAAGGCTCTCTCGATCTGTTTAGGCTCATTTCCACAGCCAAGTACCTCAGAGATCATATTAGCTGCCATACCCCCCATAGGGCCTCCTAAAGCAGTTCCTAAAGTAGGTGCGACTGCACCAATAACATTTTTTATTAAGCCAAATTTTTCAAACATATTAAAATCCTATTTCATCTCTATCTAAGCCTAACGGTTTATCCGAAAGACAAGTCGCTATACTTTTGGGAAAATGCACATATGGTTCGTTATCTTCGTCATAAGTAGGCGTATCGTTGATGTTCATTCTAACATCATATTGATAATTAGGCATCCATTCGTGCATCCAGACACTATCCTTCATAGCCCAAACCATAATAAAGGGTATGCCTGTTGCTCTTGCAAAAGACGCACCTTTTCTAAATTTATTAGCTGACACTATAAACGTATCGTATTTATCAGCACTTATGTTGCGACATTTTACTTCGCACCAATAAGACTTTTCTTTTGACTCTATCCAAAAATCTAAACTGTATATAACGGGCAACTTAAAACAAGTAACCCCCCATAAACCTTCTAAAAAACCTGCTACTCTCTCTTCTCTCTTTTGATCGTCTCTAGTTTCTAGACTTGGTGTTTTCATATTATTCCTCAAAAAAATTAGGATCTACTGCTACCAACCTCTTAGCTGGCCTACCTTTACCTCCGACTTTTATTTCAACTTCTTGTATTTCTCTAGCATTCATTAACCTCTCTATTATTTCTTTGACTTCGTATGACTTCATACTTCTAAATAACTCATGACGGTCAACCTCTCGTTTTGATATTCCATCCCCATTTCTTGATCTTATAAAAGATAAAACTTGTTTTATTTTTGACTCAGTAGCTGAACTAGCCACTTTATCTCTACAAGCCTCAACAAATAATAGATCATAATACCTAATAAAGTCTATACACCACTTGGTTGCTTCGCTTGAAATTGTGTTTGCTTTGGGATTGATAGCTAATGTTACGGCTAATGATAGTCGCATAGCTTTTTCTCTTGATCTTGATAATAAAGGTTCTAGATTATCTTTTTCTAGAATATCTTGTCGCTTGACTATTTCTCTAGCAAAATCTTGTAAAAGCAATTCAGAATCTTGATCAAAGTGTAAAACGGTTTGATCCATATCAATATCAGCGTTATCAATACTTACAGCCTGGAAGTCATTGATAGGTCTTCTTATGTAATTGACCCAATTTACAATTCTTGTTGGTGGCTCTTTGAATTTTTTTAATGAAGCTACTCTTCTTGGCTCTTTTGATTCAACAATAATAAATCTATTTAGAAACCCGTCTGCAATTCTGCCACTGTTTAAAGCTTTATAAAAATTCTTTGGTACAGACAAACCTACTAGAGAAATAGCTGGTTTATGTGTAACTCTGTTCATAGTTGCTTCTTTAAATTGATCTGGCACTTGCATTAAAGAATAGTTATCTGGTCTAAGGGTGCCGTGGCACCTACCCCAAGCTTCCATAAGGGTTTGTATGCCGTCTTCTCTATTGGTATTTTGTGCCATACCTATAGCTTCTAGTCTTTTACCAAATTCATCCATAATAGTTATTTGTGTAGGTCGTTGTCTTAGAACAGAATGCACAGCACCACTAGAAGTATAACCATCTCCTACTATTAATTTTTCATGCTCTGAAGCATTTAATACACTTTCAATAAATGTTTTTATGTTCTCTTTTCCTTGTCCTGACTTTGCAATACACATAAAAAATAAACTAGAAAAGTTATTCATTGATGTACGGTAAAGCCTACCGCAAGTAACACTAGCCAACGCTAATGAAGCTACTAAAGATAATTCTGGTTGTGGCACTTGTGCTATATCTTCACAAAAATTGTACATATCTTTTAACAAGCCTGGAGGATTGTATAAATCTTTTGGCGGTACAATATTTTCTGAAGCTTGTACAAACAAAGGTGCTTGTTCGTTTTTTCTATCATGTGTGCGTTTGACATTATCAACTACAGATTCAACTTCTTTTTGTGGTAAAGGTGGGTTGTTTTGATTGTTCCAAGATTGTAAAAAAAATTTTGTAAAATCTAGATTTACATTTTTTGATATTAGATAACCAGATATTCTAGCTGCTTGATCGTTACGAGATCCTTCATTAACTCCATCTAAAGAAAAAGGTATGGTTATATTTTGTTTTGTATTAGCAACTTCTTTTGGAACACCAGTAATTTGAAACCATTCTTTATCGGTAAAATCTGGTAAGTCAGTAAAGTCATGTATGGGCCAACCATCAAGATAAACAGGTTTGTATATAGCACCGTTTGCGTGTCTATTGTGTGGTGCAATAATTAAGCCACCTTCGCCTCTAATATCTATCAACCTTTCAATAGGTGTTTCATTTGTACGTCTAGTTGCAAAGGTAGTAAAGTTTTGTGGATTGTTGTAGTAGAAGTGCATACCCTTACCAGTTATAACTTTGAAGGGTGTAACAGGCAGATTATTTTCTACCCATACCATAGCTTCTGGAGTGTCAGCATCAACCACAATAAATTTACCACAGACAATAGCTACTACTAAATCATCACGATCTTTAAACCATTCATCTATTTTTTCTCTTGGCGGTCTTTCGGTTTTATATTGTTCCCACGAACCTAAGTTTTTAGGAGGTTTTTTATCTGCTCTTTGTAAAGGAACTACACTATAGCCTTCTTCGTAATATGTGACCGCTAATTCATAAGGAGAGTCATTCTCCGACAAATTAAGCTGAAACATTTACTAAACAATTTCAGATAAACGACCATAAATAGACTCATAATCTAAACGACCTTCTGTCGCTTTAATGATTGCGTGAGTCTGCTTTATTGATGGTTGTCTATAACCATACCTCCAAGCTTTGACAGAAGCTTCTGAACAGCCAAATTTTTCGGCTGCTTCTTTCATACCTAAAAATTCTATATATTCTTTTAATGTGTAATGTTTCACTTTTCTATCCTTATGTTTTGGGGTTACACCTACTTTTTCTAAAGTTGCTAAATTTTTTGTTGATAAAGCTTTTGTTCTGTAATAATAATTTGCTAACCAAGTGTTGTTTGTTTCCATATACTCCTCCGAAAAAATAAGTTTTACATATTGTAGAGATTTGTTTATAATAAATCAAGTTCATAAAAAAGCGAGGTGAAGATGAGCATTAAAAATAAAATAGTAAGTCCAGAGCAACTTGTTGAAAAGCAAGGTGCAAAACTTTTAGTTTACGGTGCCGCTGGTGCTGGTAAAACAAAACTTTGTGCAACTGCTCCTGGAAAAGTATTAGTTCTATCTGCTGAAGCGGGTTTGTTATCTATTAGAGATGCCAAGAATGTTGACGCTGTAGAATTAAAAGAGGCTGCAGAAGTTATGGAATTTCATAAAGCTTTAGATACAGGCGAACTAGAATATGACACTGTATGTCTAGATTCTATTTCAGAAATAAGTGAGATACTTTTAAATCACGAAAAGTCAAAATCTAAAGATGCCAGACAAGCATATATGGAAGTTCAGAACTCTGTAACAAATGTAATGAGAGCTTTTAGAGATTTGCAAATGAATGTAATTTTTATTTGTAAGATGGATAAAACTATAGTTGAAAACTCAGTAAGCTTTGAACCTAAAATGGTTGGTGCCAAATTAGGTCAAGCTATTACTTATTTCTTTGATGAAGTTTTAGCTCTTAGAGTAATAGAAGACCAAGATGAGGAAGGCAACATTGTTAAAAGACGTTGGTTGCAAACTGAAATGGGTCAAGGCTACACAGCTAAAGATAGAAGTGGAAAGCTAGAACCTTTTGAAGCACCTGACTTGAGTTCTTTATTAGTGAAGTTAGGATTTTCTAGCATTAAAGAAGAAACTCCTGTAAGTCAACAAGCAATAAGTGGAGGAAAAAATGGCTGATTTTGAAGACGTAGCTTTTATAGAAAACCTAGAGGAAACAGTTTCTTCTGGGCCACAGGTTGCTCCTGAAGGGGAGTATGTATGTAAAATTGTAGAGAGTACAAAGTATAAATCCAAAGCTGGTAACTATACGGTTAAAATGACCTATCAAGTAGATGGCGGTAATTTTAGAGATCATACTGAGTATTACAATCTTTGGCATCCTAACGAACAAACAAGAAGTATTTCTAATGAAATTTTTACTAGAATTACTAAAGCCGTTGGATTTAAAAAATATCCATCTAATGCTGACTATTTTGTTGGTAAGGAATTATTACTTGGTTTGAGAACTGTAGATGAAACTTGGCAAGATACAGATGGCAACGAAAGAACTTCTGCTAAAAACAAAGTTAAATACTACAAAGCAAAACCTAGTGAATTTGCTGTTAAAGAAGAGGAAACTACAGAAACACAAGTTTCGCCACCTCCTTTTTAAATTAAAGGCCTACTACGACTTTAAACTGTATGGAGATTGTAGTAGGCACTTTACCTACCCTGGCCACGATATTTCGCTTTAGTCCTTCTTCTTTTATGTTTATTTAAAGTAGAGGTTGATCTGTTCCTACACAAAGATTGACTGGTCTTTTTACCTCTAGATCCACAAACACTTTCATGCGTATGGAACGCTTTTATTTTTTGAACCATTTTTCTTTTTCTTTAGCAGCTTCTACAAGATTGTTATTTCTCTCTATAATATTAGCTAAAATATGATTTTGATTAAAGATTACTATTTCCAGAAATTTGCCTATTTGATGCGTATCTGTTTTTTCCCAATTGTTTTCTTTACTAGCATAAAAATCATCTATTTCTTTTAAAACATCATGTAAATCTTCTGCTAATAATTTTAGTTCTGCACTATCAAATTTGGGTTCATATTTGTGTTTCATAATTTATTTTTTTAAGTTTTGTTTTATTGCTTTCATGTCAGCAATTAATTTTTTCCAAACTTCAGGATCTAATTCTAATAATAAATTAAAAGCTTTGAGATTTCTGTAGTAATGTCTATTAAGACTATCAAGAGTTTTGATACGATCAAAAGGTATGGCCAATATTTTGCTTATGTTTTCTGCGTCTATTTGTTTAGAGGTCTTCATAATATTCAATAAGTTTGGATAGATACCATCTTGCTTTTCTCAAGTCTTCAATATTTTCGTTTTTATATTTATGCCTATGGACATACTTGATCACATTACCTTCTAAATAACCTGGATAGTGTGAACCTAATTGTTGATGTATGTAATCAATACATTCTACGGAACCATTATTATAATGTGGCGGTTCTGAAACCATATCTTTTATACTTGGTACTTTCATTATCTCATCTAATTTTTTATCATCCATTTTTTTTCTCCTTTTTTTTATTTTTATTTTTTTTGTTTTTAAGTTGTTTCACTAATTCTATATGCTCTTTGATAGTATTTATTTTATCCATTATTTTTTATTAACATACCTTCTGATTCTGTCCAAACTTTTCTTGCTTAATTTACCAGCGTCTTTGCTTTTAGTTTTAGATTGCATTTACTTCTCCTTTTATTTTTATTGGTTTTATTATGTATAAATTTTGTTTTGCTTTTTTTATCTTTGTTAGTCTATAGTCTTCTGCGTCTCCAAATTTTTTAAATATTGCAATTAAAATCAATTCTTGAGAGTCTGCGTTAGATAGTTTTAATTTATAAACTCCCCAATTTAATTTTTTTGCATGATTTAAAAACTTTTGCTCAACCATTTATATCTCCATATTTTTTAAGATATGTGCTATTACCGATACAGTAAAGCCGTTACCTAACATACGGTAGCGTTGTGTGTTAGAAACATGGTTCGTATAATTATCTGGTACAGTTTGCAATCTTTCACATTCTAAAGGTGTAAGTTTACGCCAAGTTAATTCTTCATTAACTATTACACTATCTTTGCTAACACTTGTAACACTATTAGCTTTTTCATCTTTGCGTAGTTCTAGCATTTGCTTTGGTTGAGTTTCTTTCCAACCCACATTTTTTCCATCTTTGTTTTTTGATCTGGCTCTTAAAACACCACTCACAACTTTAGGCTCACGATTGCCACCACCCATACTATTGAGGGTAGGCGATTTGCCTTCTGGCGAATAAACTCTTTTCAGTATGTCGTGTCCTTTTATGTCTGAGGCCACTCCAACTTGTTTGGGTTTGGTTTCAATCATCTGTTCTTTGTTAGAAGCAGTTAAGGTAGGAGCCTTACCCTGGTCGCTATAAACTCTTTGTTTGGTTTCATACACGCCATCTCGATATTCAAACTCCATAATTTTTTTATCGTAACTGTCATTATCAGCGTTTATGACTTTTCTAAGGGCCAACCATAAATCGGCTGGTGGTATTGAAAAACAACTATCGGTTCTAAACCAATGAGAAACTTGCGTAAGCGGTACGTCTAATTCTGTCGCAATTTGTTTTTGTGTTTTTTTACTTCTTTTTTTATAAACCTCTAAAAATCTTTGCAAATGTTCAATATCTATTTTGTGTTTTCTAACTTTAACTTCTTCTATATTCATACCTACTTTGATGGGTTTGGTTTCTTTAAAATAATTATAAGGTACGCCTTTGTGCCAGTTTTCTGTAATAGTAAATGATTTTTCTTTATCAGCATTTTGTTCATATCTATCTGCTCTTCTTTTTCCTGCTTGTTGCCATTTATCATTACCTCTCTCCATATAAGCTATTGATTTTTCTCCATGATAAAATTCTGAATTTACTTCATCTTCCAATATATCTTTTAAAACTATACCCAAATCTTCTGGTTGCTTGACGTTAGGTATATTAGTCCAATACAAGCGTTGTCTAGATTGTGCTGAAAGCAAAGCCGAGTTTATTAAGATCGGTTCTATTTTGCTGTCAAATAAATCTGTCCCTGGAAGTTCTGGATAACACCTTGATACTTGTTGCGATATTATTTCTATAAACTCTTTTTTCATTCTGACATTTTCCAACAGAAAATATTTTGGTTTTACTTGTTTTAATATTCTTATAAATTCAAAAAACAAAGCTGACCTTGGATCGTCAAAAGCCAATTGCTTACCAGCAAATGAAAATCCTTGGCATGGCGAACCGCAAATAATCAGATCTATATCTGCGTAATCTTCTGGTTTAACAGCTTTAACATCTCCTATTTGTATTGTATTTGGAAAGTTTGCTTGAGTAACTTGAATAGCATAATTGTCTATCTCACTTGCATAGTATTTATCTACTTTGATACCTAATCTTTCTAAGGCAAGTTGACCACAACTCATACCATCAAATAGACTCAATACTTTCATAGGCTACGCAATAAGGGGTTTTTTAGGCTCTCTAAGCTTCAATTCAATAGTATTTGGAGAGTTATACACGGTTGGTTGTTCTTTGCCTTCTATTACGTCTTTATATTGATATAAGGCACCTTCTAATATTCCCCACCCAGCATCTAAATCATACTCAGATAACTTGAATATTTTACTAGCAAAAGGCGCTTTCTTTTCTTGAGCAACAAAAATAAAATCCACAACTTTAAACCCAGCTTTTTCATAAGCACGTTTGTACCAAGCTGCCTGTAAATCATAACTGTATTTTTTTACAGAATTAGTAAAGCCTTGTACTGAACAATCAATCGTAGTTTTATAATCTACTAAAACAATAGCATTACTGGCATAAGGTGTTTGAATAGGATGTCGTAACACATCTGACTTTACTTTTAACAACACATCTTTTTCCCACCAAAAAATTGCTCTTTCGTATGGCGAGTTAAACACACTTGGGTATTCTGTTACATCTGGTTTTAATAATTTTTTACCTTCGGGCAACAACGCTTCATTCATTTGAAAGATAGCTTCTCGGTCTGTATTATTTATGACAGTAAGACCTCGCCCTTCATATTCTCTTTTCAGATCTTTATTTTGGTTGGTGTAAGGCGAACCTACTAAACAAGCTACATCTTTGTTAAAAGCATCCTCGCCTTCTACTATTAAAGAGTGAGCAGCGGTACCAAAACGTAACGCTGGACTATCTTGGACAGTTTCTTCTAAAGCGTGTATCTGGCTCTGCATAAATCTTCTTATGGTAGATGAAGATAAGCCTGGACACCTATGGTAAAAGTTATGATCCATATCTTCAAAGTATAGAGCATCTCCTAAAATGACATGATTGTGATCTTCTAATAATTCAGGCAACTTTGGAACTGTCATCTTCTTCTCCCATTTCTATTGCTTCTTTACAAATTATTCTAGCTTCTTCACAAATCTTAAGAATTTCTCTTCTCGTACATTCTATTTCCCATCTAAGTCTTTCGACTTGTTCTTCTGGTGAAATGAACACCCCATCAGCTATCTCTTGATAACCTTCTGCTAACTTTTTTTCTTTATCGACCATATCTTGATCCTCCGACTTGAATTATATACCAAATTTATTTAAAATGTCCACTATTAGTAACAGAGGAGTTTCAAATAGTAAATAAAAAATCGTACTTCTTGCAAATGTTCTCCTTGCGATATAAGAAGTTTTTTGGCCTCAGAGGGAGCCAAGCGGTCAATCCCTCTGCTAAAATAGTAACATGAGTGAACAAGAAATAAACGAAGCTGTAATGAATACTGTTACAAATTTTCATAAGCTACCTAAACAAGATATGTTAAATGTATTAGCTTTGTTAAAATATATAATAGAAACAAAAGAAGATGAAGACTTTTAAATTTTAAAGTTTCATGCTTATAATGAGTAATGGACTTAAAAATTGTAAAACTATCAGATAAGTTTGATAAGCCTACGGTATCAGAATTAATTGATAAATTAGAAAGTATCTCCAAAAATCACGCGATTAGAGGCGAGTCGGAACTGCACACTTATTTGTGTATGTTGAGTTATTCGTTGTCTAAAATTTTAGACATAACTAAGGATGAGCATAAGACTATTAGCCTGGTAAATCAGACTTTAGATGCTTATTTACCTGATGATATAACCTTTGAAAATGAGATAACTTTCGTACCTGATTTTGATTTTGAGCCAAATACCTAATATTGTCTTATTTTTGTCAATAATGCATGACATCTGAAAGCCTTTGTTTATAAGGGTTTGACGATTATTTTATTTTTTTCATTTTTGTCATAAGAAATATACTTAAATGTGTATATATTTAATAAAATACTTG